GTTTTTTTCTCTAGTAATAAAGGAAATAAAACAATTCTAAAACCTGTAGGTTCTGGAACCTTTCCTATTTCTTTTTTTGTTTTGTAAGGTTTTTCGTTAATATCAACGATATTAGTCTCTGGTATCAAAATCTTGGGCTTCGTCTTCATAGCGCTCCTGTTTTTTTAGCAGGTCCGTGAGTTCCTGTTCTACTTCATTATAGGCATGTATTTTTCCTAGAAGGTACTTATACTCTTCAAAGTCTTTTACACCCTTGTTTATAACGTTACTAACTTGCTTTTGTCTAGTTTTAATTATATTTTTTAAATAATCAACTATCTTGAATAATTCCATTAACTACACTCTTTCATTATAGAGGAAAGCACCTCGCATCTTTTTTGTGTTTGCTTTCTCCAAAGGGAATCTAACATCTGTAAATGAGCTTCATAATAATTTTTTTCTTCAAGTGCCAAAAGCATTTTTGCAAATTTCATAACCCCTGTAGTTCCGAGTTGATATATCATTTCTACAATACATTCCCAAGCATTGGGATGAAGATCTTCAATATGCCCTACTAAAGTATTGGCTCCCTCTTTCGCTTCTTGTAAATCTTTTAAAAATAATTCGTAAAGTTCTTCTTCAGAATATTCTACTTCTTCTTCAAATATATCTGTAGGTTTTACAAGATGGCCATATCCAATTGTGGCAAGCCCCCTGGAATCTTTATAGATTTTTGGAACAAAGCCTTCGTGCTCCATAATTCTTTCTTCTAATGTCATGTATATATTTTTGTTCTTGGTCTTTTATTAGGTAGCATACGGCCAAAGCCTCGAGGCTTAATCATAACAAAACCACCATGTTTATAATTCTTTGCCCATCTCTTAGCTATTTTCGGTTCATTAGCAAATAAAAACTTTTTTTGTTTTTCTGATTTAAACGGCATCTGCGTCTTCCTCCTTTGGTCTGTAAACATCTACATGACATTTACAATTAGGGCATGATAAATTAGTAACCATACCATAAGTTTCATCCTCTTCTATGTCGTGGTCACCACCCCATATTAACTCGGCATTGCAATGCCAGCAATTCATTTACTTAGTTAGGCCTTTGCTCTTTTCAAAACTGCGGAGTCCGGCGACGCCGAGCATTGAAGTGACAATTGCTAGTAAGGGTCCAGTTTGAATTTCAGGAGCCATTAAATTTAAACCTGCAAATTTAGAATACCATTCAATTCCTGGAGAGAGAATAAATTCGAATGCTAAAGCAAAGCCTCCGCACCAGCCGATGAAGGGGCGCCACCCGCTCACAAATATGGAGCGGTGGCCAGCCTCTTTGACATTTACATCTAATTGTTTTTCAGCGAGTTTTTGTTGAATCCGCTGCATTAATATTTTTTTGTCTAGCTTCTCCTCATCTGAGGTATGCAAATCATCAATCACTTTAGAAATAGTTTTTAGCGCACCGCCTTTTCCTCCTCCTAAAAATCCTTGAATGATGCCTAGCACTTACACAGCTCCTGAAATTTTTCCTAGAACTATAATTACTACGAGAGCAACGATACCAGCTTTAATCCAGTCTTTCATGCCCCATTCGCTCCACTCTTTTAAGTGTTGCCATATGTCTTTTAAAAGTTTCATAAAACCTCCTTTAAAAAAAATAGTCTACCTTAATAGTTTAATGTTCGCAAGAATTACAATGACAGTCTTCTTTACTACAACAAGACCCTACTTTACTGCAATGACAGTCATGCCCGCAGATTTTGCAGTCCACTAAAATAATCCCTTAAAAGGAACCTTTTTAATTTGTACTTTACTTCGTTGTCCTTTTGGTCCAGATCCTAAATTATCATTAACCTTTGGTCCTTCTGCGCTAGCAGTGTAAGTATCAATAATTTTCTGTTGATTAACAAATTTTCCTGCATACGGATTCATATCCTTACTTACAGTCATTTTTGCATTAGGGTATTTAGAACCATTAATAAATCTTGGTTTTGGGTTATTTAATGACATAGTATATCCTTTAGTGATAAGTTATTTGTTCGTGCTTTATTATAAAACTTTTATCAGCAAAATCAAATAACATTTGTGCATCTTTTACTCCCACCTCTTCTATAAGAATAAGCTTGGCTACATTGATCAAAGCTCCTGAAAAGTCAATGGGATTGAGTTTTTCTTTCTCTATAAGCTCCCGAGCTTTAGAATATATGTCCCTAATCAATCTATCGGGGTTTTCTATCATATTTCATTTTTTTTTGTTTTTCCTGATCTTGCATTTTTTTTAATGAAACACGAGCTCTAAGTTCAGCAATATCTTCAATAGATTCTATTTTTTGTTCTTGAAGATCTTCTTTTTGATCAAACTTCATTTGATCTAATTTTATTTTTTCTTTTCCTTCATTTACTTTGCGTTGAACATCAGAGGCTTGTATATCTAATTCTTTTTCACGGAGCTCTATTAATTGATCTGCACCTTCTGCCTCTAACATATCTTGCTCTTCTGCTACCATATTATTAGTTAGCTCAGCAATGCGTTCAGCAATTCGAGATTCAATTTGTGCTTGCGCTTGTTGCATTTGTTGTTGCATTTGCGGGTTTTGCGCCGCCGCTGGATCTTGTTGCATTTGTTGTTGCATTTGTTGTAACTGTGGTCCTGCTTGTTGCATAGTTTCTTCACGTGCCATTAATGCAATGTGTTCTGAAATATGTCCTTGTAATAAAGCCAAGACTTGTAAATTTGATTTAACTAATGAACTCGACATAAAAGCACGGTGTGCATCAATATGCGCTTGATGATTTTGTCCTTCAAAAGCACGAAGAGTTTTTAAACCCAATGCCATAGCATTCTCGATTCCTGGATCAACGGGTTGGGGTTGAGGAGGAGGAGGTAAAAGAGCTTCAATGTTTTGAACATTTAAAGCTTGATACATTCTACGATACGCTTCTTGTAAATTATGTTGTTCAGGTGCGGCTTGCGCTAGTTGTAATTGCATTTGCGCCAGTGCCACACGTTGTGACATTGAAAACATATTAGGATCGGAAACAGGAATGATATCAACACGATCATCAAAATCTGTTTGCTTAATCATTTGATTGCCACCCACTACCATATATGGATATTCCGGAGGAAGGAATGTACCGAAAACGGTGGCTAGTAATTTAAATTCATGTTTTTGTGCGTAATGTAAACGTTTATGGATTGCACTCATTACTTTAGCGCCTTGTTCCATCATGGCTAGGGTGGTTCCGACAGGTGCGTTTGTGTTTGTTTCTGCTATTTTCATATCTGCAATCGCTGCAAATTTTTGTCCAGCGTCTACACAAAAACCTAATAACTGAAATAATACTTGATCAGGGCCTTTATATGGAAGTGGCATTAAGCCAGCTCGTAAGTCCCCGCTCGGTGCGTCTATATCTCTAAATTCTCCTGGTTGTAATGGTGAATCATCATCGGCAATTCTAATTCCTCTAGCTTTAAACCCTGCTGGTAAGTTTGATAACGTTCCGGCATCAATAAGTTGACGAAGCGTGGAGGTAGCCGTTCTTGATAAACCCCCGAGCATATGGATAAGACCAAAACCATAAAAACCCAAACCTGGAAGAAACTTATAGTGAACAAAATATTCAATTTTTTTTCTAAGTGGGTCGTCTTCTTTATAATTTCGGTAGATGGATAAAACTTTGTTGGATCCTTTGTCAACAGTAATAACATAAGGTATTCTAATACCAGTAGGCTCCCCGGTTTCCCCGTCTTTATCTTCGAATCCCGGTATGTCTAAATCGCAATGTACTTCATATAAGGTATACACCTCATCCGCATAGGCAACTTTGTTAATTCCTTCTAATTGATTGTACTTTTTCTGTATGGCTGTCTCGTCATTACTAACTTTGACGTCAATATCTCTATAAAACCCTGCAACCTGCTGTTTTAACAGGTCATTCTCTGATATTTTTACAATATGCGTTACACGTTCCGCCGATTGTAGGTCTGTTGCTAAATAATTTACTACTAAATCCTCACTTGGTATAAATTTTGACACTGCTGCTTGTTTTGTAGCATCATAATAGACTTTTTTGAAAGCGGACCCT